TGTTTTCATGAGTCCGCATGTTGTACACAAAGTCCTTGGTCCAGCAACTGATTCCACCATTGCCATACATGAGTCCATTGATATGATTTCTAGCTCGCCATCTTAATACGGCGTCTTTGCTTGTATCATCAAAGTCTAATGTTAGATTAAAAAAATTCTCCTCGGGCAAGTTATCACCGTCAATTAACACAAATCTGTCTGTGGTACTAGCATCTGCGGCAGCCTTATGTGCGGCATCACTTCCTTTGATGCCATCAACACGAGTAGCCCAGGGAATCATGTTTTGTATTTTAACCCAAAACTCTTCTTTTTGTGGCTCGTCGTAACTGAGGTATATTACATCTAAATCTGCTACATCAATTTTCATATTGTTTTAATTTCCAGTGCGTACCCGATTCGGCAACTATCATAACGTTGTCTACATGTGCGGTTGTGCCGCTATCGCTAGGAACAAGTTTCCTATACAAACCCACAATATTGAGATTAATTATTTTTCCGTTTTCAACTTGACAATGATAATTGCTTATATCGTATGTTTTTTTGTCAATAACAATGTATGTACCTGGTTCGTTGGTGCTTGTGTAAAATAATGGGCTGCCTGTTTCAGGATCATAATAAAGTCTATATTCGAGATCAACAGGTTTTTGCGGCTCTAAACTGTTTAGTGCTTCAAAGAACGCATCACTCATAACATTGCCCTAGATCTCTTGCAAGGTCCTTAACGTGGTAGTGCAATAGCCCACTTTGACTAAACCCATTGAGTCTGACTTGTCCACTAATGATTTCCCACACTAACTGCTTGCTCCAATCTTCAGCTGTTAACCCATTGATAGCAGGTTTCATGTGTGTAATCTGTGGACCGTTCATACTAATAAATTGTTCTTCGCCCATAAAAGCGATAGCAAGTGCATAGGCCAAGTCTGTGTTTACTGGCTCGCATTTACCGTATACTAAACTATTTTGCACACTTGACCAATTATTCATTAAACTTTTTACAGTAGTGAAAAAGTTCTTTGCCAGTGGGCTTACTCGCCAATAGGTAACTGCATTGTACACATCGGGTAATTGATTAGCATCGAAAATTTTTCTATATCGTCTACTAGTTGCAGCATCGTCTTTGAAGTTTTTACAACCTGTACTTACCCAAACATCATAATGCCTAAACAGTGTCCACCAATGTTCAAACGGACCAGTTACTATCATGTCTGCTTCTAGTTTAACTGTTTCGTGAAACGGACTGTGATTGTATACTTGATAATCGTTTAGATATCCGCCTAGATCTTCTGCTACACGAACATAATCAAACAGCGAGTCTTCTATGGCTTCGTTGGTAAGCAAGCATATTTTAACATCAGGATGCTGATAACGCAAACTTTTTGCAAGTGTTCTAGCACACTCTACATAGTCAGTGTCTGCTGTATTAAATGCAGGAATAATATATCCGCGATCGTCACTGTAACTCAAGAAGTTTCTCCAGATTGCGTTTGCCCATAATATGTAGGTCTTGGTGTTGTACCGTTATGCGTTTAGGTTTTAGTTCTTCATTTTCAAACACTGTATAACCTATTGTCCACTGTTCGTCTAGTTCTATGTCGCAACTGTCAGGGACATTTATCAGAGTCCACGGAATACATTCTGTAGGCATGGTTCCGCCATTCACTAGAAGTAGTGCCAGACTCAATGCATAGTCGTTACGAAAAGGTTTCTTTTGAAAATGAAATAAGTTTGCATAATGATTGTAATTGTCTTGTATCATGCGCCAAGCATCAAACACATCATGTGTGTATTGACTGCGATCAAAAACACAAACAGTTGCCCACCACATTGGCGTGTTTAGCATGCCAAATGTTTCTGTTTTAGGTTGTGCTTCATTAACGTACATTCTAGTGTTGTGTGCAAGAAAACTTGCATCACTATATAATGCTGTTTTTAATACATCACTGCTGATCCAATAGTCTGCATCTAATAACAAAGTACGATCATAGGGTGTATCCATTAATGCATTACAGCGTCCGCTGTTGCGCCACTCTACTGGAGCGTCACAATCAGCCCACGCTCTCTTACCAGTAACAGTACTGTTGCCTTCAACAATAGTAGTAGGTATATCCAGATAATGCTTTACACGTTTAGCACATTCTCGAGCAATACGAGTGTATTCTATATCGCCATCTGTTGCGTATATAAGTGCGCCAACTGTCATCGTTCTCGCTTCAAACTTTCGTGTTCAGCATACCAAGCATTCATTTGCTCTTGCCAACGTTGCATTGCTAGAGTTTTTAATTCGTTAGCGTCAACTTTTACAGGATTCCCGTGTGTGTCTTGTAACACAGGATCAAAGTGTCCATTAGCCATGCACAAATTACACTGTGTAATAAGTGCAGGATCTGCATGCCACATACCCCCGGCATGTGCGAACGCCATTTTTGCTTGATATTTTTCTCGCAGAACACGTTTTGCTTGATTGTGATCAAAACGTTTGCGAATTCTTTGTGATAGTTTATCTGTATCCATAGTCATTTCTATATTATACAGAATAATTAGTCAAAAATAAAGGCCCCGGAGGACCTTTATAGTTGCTTTGGTTGCAATTAACTAGTTAGCGACCAAGTAGCAGCATTCATAGTTGGTGTACCCCAGGTGTTTGTGAGATAAGTTGTTTCAGGAGGACGAACAACTGTTGTCATAGTAAGTGTACCATCTACAACGTCAGCTGCATCGCCTGATCCTGTTCCGTCTGGTGCAATAGTATCTGCTGCATCGTCTCGTAGTAGAACAGCAAATGAAATAACACTTCCTGAAATGCTTGCTTGGATACGAATGTAGTTAGCAGTGTATGGTGCACTATCAGCATACTGTTGGAAAATTGTAACAGCAGAACCTGTATAATCTTCAGCACCAGTTCCTGTTGCTAGTGTAGTAGGTGTTCCCGATCCGCCGATTTTTGTAGTTCCTGTGTAGGCAACAGAATCAATGGTTTTACTAGTTGCACTACCAGTTACAACAATAGTACCAGTTTTAGTTAGTAGATCGGCCCATTCTTGCGACTTAGTGTCACTACCGCCTGTTAGGCTAAAGCTCATGCGGATCATTCCACCTGCGTTAAAGAAGTAGCGCAGACTTGCTGCATCAGCAAAAGTAACTGTTTTAGTTGTTGCAGCCTGAACGTCCCAAGTGCTGGTTGTTTGTGTAGTACCGTTTGTAGTAAGATCCGTTCCGTTTGCACTTGCATCTAAACGACTATTAAAAAGATTTGTAACGTTTGTGCTAAGAGCAGCATATGCTTCGATTGTATCCCCAGCACTTGGATTTGATATAGCTGTGATACTTGTTCCCTGATGACTAGCAATAGTTGTCATTCTAGTCAGCAAAGTTGACCACTGTGTAGCAGTAATTGTACTACCTGCGCTTACAGCACTTATTGTACTAGATTGCCCGTAGCCCTTGTCTCCAGTTCCTGTGCCCCAAACTGTATTTAAATTTGCAGTGTTATTGTCGCCTGTTCCGGCAGCATTACCAGTTGCAAAAATATTATAATCGTCGTCTAGGATTACTGATCCGCTTGAATATGCCATTCTATTTCCTTAGTTAATCTTTACAATAGCTTCGACAGTGCCTTCGCCATCTGTTGTCTTTGTTTCTAGTGCTCTACCAATAACATTAAATGCTGTAATTTCGCCAGGCGTAGCCGATCTTGCAAAGCCATTTCCGGCACTTACTAGTCGATCACCTTTTGTAACTTTACCTACCACCAATACAGGAACACGACCTGTCATTGCAATAGCAGGGTGTGTTTCGTCGTTACCAGCGCCGCCGTTCATTGTATAAGCAGGGCGTGTACTAATAACACCAAATACGTCATCAGTTAATTCTTCATTTGCACGAGTAACTTCAGCAACACCGCCTAATTGTACAACTGTTCCTGGAGCATAAGCTGCATCAGCCTCAAAACGCTCCGCCAAGTCAGCGTACTCTGCACTTGTTGCTTTCGCAAAAATTGTGTTAAAGTATGTGCTTGCACTACCGATGTTACCAACGCCGTTAGCATTAAGGTTAGTAATACCTGTAACACCAACTGTTGCATTAGCACCGTCAACTTGCATAACAGTAGTTGTACTACCGCCATCGTTAACTTGAACATAAATGTCGCCGTCGCTGGTTTGGTTTCTTAGGTAAACATCGCTACCACTAACAAACATTCTGCCGTCACTGTCGGCACCAACATACAAACCTGTGTCGTTTAGAACACTAAGTGTACCAGTTGTGGCAGTGTTTGTATTACTTCTCATAAACGCTGTGCTATCCAAACTGTCTAGCAATTCTGCGTTTGTAGCAGTACCTTTAAACACTGCGTTTGAAACTGTTGTGCTTAGGTTCAATCCTGGGCCAATTGTAGCAAAACCACTAATAGCAACTGCTGGTGTAAATGTAGCATCTTTGCTCCAAATACCAACAATTGTGTTGTTTACATACATTTGAATTACAACGTGGTCAGCACCTGGTGAACTATCAGTAATTGTAGTAACAATAGCACCTGATGTACCTTCGCCTGCTGTAAACGCTGGACCAATTGTTGTAAAATCTGATCCGTTGTATACTTTCAACTGGCTGTTAGTAGTATCCCACCAAAGGTCACCGGTAGCATTACTAGTCGGAGTAGTAGCACTAGATCTTGCACCCGAGATTGATTTAAAAGTTGTACCATTGTAAACTTTAATGACGCCATTAGTCTTGTCGTACCAAAGCTGACCTGTTAGTGGATCACCAGGAGCAGTTGTGTTTGCACCGTTTTCCAATAATTTAATAAAGTTCTCATCCAAGAACTCACCGTACCCTGCATAGTTTTTACCAACTAGGGTAAGGCTCGAATCTGTGTTGATAGTACCGTCTGCGATTACTGCAAAGATTGTACCGTCTGTTAAGTTAATGGTATATGCCATTTGTTTCTACTCCAATTATTGTGTATTTACCAATTCTTTCTATGCGTATATTTATGTCGAACTTAAATTTGTTAGTGTTTGAATACGCACTGTATAATCTATCTGTATCTGGCGGTTCAAGCTCTTTTGCACTGGATGGAAAATAACATGAGTAATAAGTCTCAAGTCATCAGCACTGCCATTCCAGGTTTTTAGCCCTAGTTCATCAAATACATAATCCCCGTTAAAATCTGTACTATTATCGAATGCCTGTTGTCCAGCTGGCTCACCGTAATCTAACAAACAGCTCACAAGAATATCTGTGTACACGTTGCCTGCTGTGTGTAAAATTGTAAGTTTATTTCTGCTAGGATCTGTGTTGCTTGCGCTCAAATCATCAACAACTTTGCTGTAAGTTTGATTATACAAGTCAGCATTTTGTCCTGTTGTGTTCGGCGGTAGGTATGTAATAACACCTGTAGGATCTACACTACTACCCCCATTACCAAATGCCATGCTATAAATTTGTCCAATGGTTTTATTAGCAAGACTGTTTGCTAGGCTTTCACTGATATTCTCGTAATGAATAGCATTTCGCTTGTCAACAAACACTTCGTCGTTGTTTGGATCAAATATTTTAATATGACCGCTGATAGCAATACTACCAGTGTCATTTGGTTTAGTATTAGACATTTTTTTCTCTTCTTTTACAACAGGTTTTTCTTTTTTAGAATCCATATGCTATTTACCTTTTTATATTTCGCCTCGAATAAACCTTGCAGCTTGTGTTGTTTGTTCTTGTAATGCAACACCATTACTAGCTGAACTAGTTCCTTGTGCATACATCACAGTACTCTTAACAATACTAATTTCAACTTCGACACCGGTTGCTGGAGCATCTATTAGTGTAACTTCTACAAAAGGATCAACCTGTGTTACGGTATATGCACTGTCAGCGAGCTCAGTGCCGCCAACTTTAACACGGACTGCTTCTTCAATTTCTGTACTATCGATACCTGCACCGATTGTTACGTTTGTAGCTCCAAACAATCTAGTGGTGCCGTCTCCTATCAACGTGTTACTGTAAACAGTTTTCTGGTAACTTCCAGGAAGTATTTCGCCTATGCTGGTATTTGTAATTGTTGCTCCAGCAAGATGTTCAGCAATACCTGTTCCGAGCACTCCTCTTCTTAATCCACTCAAAGTATTATTATTGGTGTTTCTTGTTCTGTAAAGAATTCTTTCACCATCAATGATTACTGAACCAAAAATGTTTGCTTCAGGATTTGGCTGGCTTAATTTTGACACGTCTCTGACATGAATAACGTCGTCAGTGATGCTTAAACTCTGCATCAGTTCAGTGGTATTGTTGTTGTTAATTCTAGAAATTTTCTGATTGCCAAGCATATCTTGGAAAATTCTAAAGTTAAGCGGAACCGGTACAACCTGTTGTGTATAACTGGTTATTACTACAACATCACTAGGTCCTAAAACACTTCCGCCTAATGTTACAACTGTTCCCGAAACTGTAAAATCAATACCCGAAAGTAGTCGTCTGCCGTTTTTGTGTACTTCCAAACGTTCGCTAGCGGTAATTTCTTTACCGATATCAAGGTTGTTTGTAAAGACTACTTCGCCAATTTCATAAGAGAATGATCCTGGTGCACCTGTTGTATCCCCCGCATCAAATCCAATGATATCAAATCCTTCACTTTCAGTTAAGTCTTCGGATGTTGGACCTTGGAATACTTGTGTAAGTAGATCTTGCTCACTGGTGTCACCATAAGTTGCACAGGTGATTACAGTACCTGGTGGTGGTGTTGTTTTAAGTGTTATTGTACTGTCATGTATTGTGTAGTCCGCACTAGTTGTAACTGCCACAATAATGTTAGCGCCAGCAGCTGGTGCTGTAGTAAACTCAATATAACGATCACTCGACCCGTCCCACTCACTAACAGAGTAATCAACTGCCAGTGTTTGTAACTCATCATCGACATAAACTCTGATTTCGTTATCAGCAACAAACCCTTGGTTTGTTGCTCCACGATTTGGCAAATAATATGGGCCAGCACTACTTCCGTCGCCGGTGTGTTCTCTGCTCTCTGGTGGACGCAATCTAAATCCATTACGCAATACCAACATGTTAATTGGGTTAGTGCCTTGTAGAGGAACTGTTAGATCAAATTCAGGTGTTCCAGACACATAAACATTGTATTGCCCAATAGGTGTGCTCCATGAGGTTTGCGGAGTAGTAATACCCATTACTGCTACAGTAACAAGATCGCTACTGTTATATGTGTTGTCAAATGTGATAGTTGTATTGTAATCCCCATTGGCAGCATATGTGTAATCAGTAACTATTAAACCGTTAACTTTGATCAAGAATTCATAAATCTCGTTGTACGCAACCGGAACTGTTAGACTGTTTCCTACTAAGTCGCCAGTGTAGTCGTTAACAAACAACTGATTACCGCCGCCGATTCCGAATACTCTGATACCAAGTACATCGCCGATACTTGCTCCGCTGTTTACAGTTAAACGCTTGTTTGGCCAATCCACTGTAAAGTTGTTTACTGCGTCAAGTGTTTGTCCTATTGTTTCGTTCTCCACGCTCAATGATGCTGGATACAATATTAGATCCCCAAACTCGACCGTGATTCCACTAGCAGTATACTCAAAGTTTTTAGCACGAACTGCAAACCCGTGTCCGTCACCTGTCCAGTCTGCACCTGGACGAGTGTAAACTTTCAAGTCTAATGTGTCGAAGCTACTTCCCGGTACAAGCTCTTCTGGAGCATGGCTACTGTAAGTGTCAATAAACCCGCCGCCTTCGACATTAATATCTGTACTTCTTAGTCCTAGTAGACTATCAGTAAACGAACTCTCGTAAATCGAATCTAGAATGTCTGGGCTGTAAGTGGGTGATCCTTCAGGACCAAAATCCAAGTTATCAAATGGAGTAATATCAAAATTACCAATGTCGTAACCCGTGTTTTGATTGAATGGTACGCCTTGTACTTGTACACCAGGGTAATCAATACCTGCAATTAAAAGTGCAAGTTCTCTGCCAGGATCTTGAGAATCTGGATCATACAAGCCAATCGTACGATCAGCACCACTAAGTGTGCTTTGATCTACTTCTGTATAAAGATTTGGATCAAATATGTCTCCGCTTAACAATTCAGCACTATCAGGTACATCGTTAACACTATACACCTTGTCAAGATATCTTACTAAGCTACCTTCTTCGTATTTTGTATTAGGCTCCCAGTCCTGTACGCTAGAAGTATATTCGCATCTATCAAATTTAATAGTTGTATCAAAACTTCTAATCATGGTGTTAGTCATTACAGGTACTGCAATTACACCGCTACCGTTGCCTCCTGAGATAGTAACAGTAGGTGTAGTTAGATATCCTTCTCCGGATGTTAGCACATCAATAGCAATAACTTCTCCGGCAGTATTAATTCTAGCAACTGCGGTTGCAGGAACTGTGGCTTCTCCTTGTATTGTTACCTGAGGAGGAACAGTGTAATTGGATCCACTGTTGATAACAGTAATGCTAGCCAAACTTAATTTATAATTGTCGTACCATTGGCTCCAAGGAAGTGTTTGCCAAATCGGATCTGTACTAGGGGTATGACTTTCTAGTGCAGTGGTTACTGTGTTATAATCAGTTTCGTCTAACACAGGACTGATAAACTTGTTGTATGTACTATCGTAATAAGCAGGAACATCAAAGTCTGTTAGTGTGCCCAAGAAACTGTCTTGTCCTTCGTAACGGAGATTAAACTCTTTGATCTTAACGTGATAAGGTTTAACTTCGTTGATATATTCTTGAACAAAGTCCTGGTTATCTCTGCGATAAATTTGGAATGGTTCCAAATCTCGGATTTTATGACTAACATCAATAAGACTGGTTTTAATCAACCATTCAGGCGCTACCTGTTCAGTAAGAATATATTCAAATACAAGAATCAATAACTCGTTACGATATATTAACATTTCGCTGGTGAAAATTTCTTCGTTTAGAGCACGAAGAATTTGTCTTGTTTCGGTGATTGGATTTTGGTCCCAACGCTGACTATCAAAAACTTCAAGATCAAAACCAAATCTGCCGCTAGAATAATTCCAAACCAAACTGCTAATTTCAACAGTGCTGTTTTCAGCAACAACACGAGTCCACTCGCCGCCTAAGTATTGATAAATTTCAAATTTACCAAAGCTGTTAGCCGTTACTTTAGCACTGTCGCCTTCATTAATATTTGTTAATGTTTGTAAATCATTAAATGTTACAACTTCAGCTACTGGACGAATGCTGTTATTATACCCAGGTAACACCCAATCAACATAATCCCAATACTGTTTTGTATCATAGTTTTGTACTCTAGTTAACAGCAAGCTCTTGTCATTTTGCACTGTGTAAATTGTCCACAGACCGTTCTGTGTTTCATCGCTAGCGATTAAGTATCTGTATCCTGTAGATACCAATGCAAGATTTTGATACGTGAGCTCAGCATAGGTAGCCAATCTCTTATCCCACTCACCGCTTGCACTAGTAGGCTCAGGTTCTTCGCTGTTTAACAAGTCAAAACGTTTGCTTTCAGCAATTGGGTACAAGCTCAATATAGTATTGGCTCGTGTTAGATAGTTTTCTAACGCAAGGAATCTATCCTCAAACAGGCTCTGTCTTGGACGGAATTGCACACCGTATTTGTCCGCAGGACTAAGATTAACATCAGGAACACTATTACCTAGTGTGTCTGCACCTGCAAAACTATCTAACAACTTACGGTACAATCCTTCGCCTAAGAAACTGTCTGCTTTTCCGTCGCCGACAAGATCATATTCAACGTGGACATTATCATTGTTGCGTATTTTGTCAAACTCAATGTGTAAAATAGTATCGTTTGCGTCAAGCAAATCACGACAGTTGTAAAGTGCTACTGTGTTCGTTGCAATAGGGGCAATGTAAGGGATACCGCTACTGCGTGGATTTTCAATATATTGAGCAACTGCTGACGCACTAAGAGTTTTAGATTTGTCTGTTGCTACACTATTAATACCCTTAACCCAGAAATAGTATTTGCTAGAGAATAGCCCGTCTGGATTCAACACGCTACCGATTACATAGCTATTTGTGTTGAATACTGTTCCTTCGCCGGCATAATTAGCTGGTGGAACATCGCTTTCGATCCATTGATATACATCTACGCTACTACCTGGAAATAATTGTCCCCAGCGACGTGATCTGTAAGCAAGATTATCTTGGTGATAATCAATAAATCTAACTGTGCTAGTATTCCACCAAATTTCTCCTACTCTATCAGCACCCCAGAATTGCCCAACATTGTTAGTTGTACCAACATTGTACTGTGCTGGGTCGATACCTGTGATATAATCTATGTTTTGTCTTGCACTGCCTAAAATCTTTCCTTGTAGAGGATCGATGTAATCTAAGTATCTTGTGATTCCGCCGGCAATTCTATTATAGGTAAACACACTGTTAAACAACTGTACATCTACTACATCAGTTTGTACATAACGCTGTTGCCATGCTGATTCTTTGTCCGGGTTGTTATACTGTATAACTCTGCCATAATCACCAACGCTGTCGCCAAGATCGTCTTGCGGAGAACCAACTAACAAAACACCATCTTTAAAACTCACTGACGTTCCAAACTGATCTAGTCTACGCTGTCCATCATCGTACAACTGCTGTCCGAATACAAATTTAGCAGGATTACTTGCACTGCTGTTTGCACTTAGCAAGAAATCATATGTGTAAACTACACCCGAACGTTCGAGTATATCTACATATTCAGTTGATCCACTGTCAAATAGTGTGGTATTGTTATCAAAAGTTGCTGGTTTAGCTGCAGCACTGTCAGGTGCACCAATAACCAATGTGTCAGCGTTAACGTCAATTGATATACTGCTACCAAAATGTCCATAATCAACTTCAAGAGGAGGTCTTATGGTTTGTGCAAAACTATAAGGGTCAAACCCTAAATCAGTCCATGCTTCGCCTAATCCTGGTAATACTAATAACTTGATAAACTGATCGGCTGCACTAGCATCAGACAGTGTTAGCAATAGACGGTCTGAACTATTACTTGCAACTACATTAGGAATGTTTGCTGTATTAATATCATTAACATAAAGATCCAGCCAACTGCTAGCCTGCCAATAATCTGTATCTGATATCGATGTTGTTACAGGAACTGCCTGAATGCTCAAATAAATGTCGTCATCATTTATAACAAATGTGCCACTATCCCATGCAATTGCACTTGTCCATGTGCTCGGTGTGCTAACTAAAACATCATAATTGTTAATACGAATACTACTACCAGGAGTAAGACCAGGATCTGTTACTGTACTAGTGATGTTTCCATAAAGTCTTGCTTGGTTCGTCCATCTATCAACACTTCCGCTTTCTGGTGCATTGGTACTATCGTTTGGCATACCAATGTAGACACTACAGTTTGTGCCACATTGCGCTACAGAACTACCATATTTGCCAAGTGTTTGATTGTTTGCACTTTGCATGGTTTGCATTAATTCAAATGTATTTGTTTCAATTTCCAGTATATCACCAACTGCAAGACTTACACTAGATGCAATAGTAATTGTAGATCCAGCAACAGTAAATTCACCATTGTTAACATAACCGTCGTTTCTGATTAAGAATGTATTGTTTAATTTAACAGTAACAGGACCATTTGGTGTTCTCGCAACAGTGTAAGTTCTATCTGTAGCGTCTGTAATTTGAAATCTTTCCACACTACGGTCGATAACTTGTACTGTTCCAGCGAAGTCTAATGCACCTGGGTCGTCATTTGGTGATCCAATAATAACCTGTCTGCCATCTGTTGTAGTATCAATTGTATGCCCGAATCTTGGATTTGTACTGCTGTCGCCTGTTTCGCCGGCATAAGTTAGTGTGTCTACTAACTGCCAATGTGTACTACTAGAAATAACAACTGTTCCGGTTACACCAGCCAAAAACGTTACAACTTTAGTAGATGGATTAAATGTATAATCTAAATACGGACGCTGTATAACATCATTAACAATTGCACTAAAGCTATAAATGTCAACTGCTGTATACAAATCTTCTACACTAAATTCTGTAGTACTAGTTGCAGGTAGATATGTTTTACTTTGACTTCTTGTAATTGTTATTTCGTCGCCAATGTTAGGTGCTGTGGTAAATGCAACTTCCCCAGAGCTGTAAACCCAATCAGTTCCAGCAATTTTAGGCAGGTTGTTTACTAGAACACCTATTTGTTGGCTCCCTACACCCGCTTGGCTACTGTCATCGTCGATGATAATAGTCGAACTAATATCAAAGTTTGTAGTATCACCGTCGCCAACAAAATTCAAACTCTGACTTTGCACTTCTACTTTGTTATAAGCATAAACACTATCGTCACCGGGTGCACCAACGTACATCCAACGCTCGTCTGAGCTAATTGCTACGCTATATCCAAACTCACTGCCAGTGTCAGTTGCTGATTCTACAAGACATTGTGTATTTCTGTAGCTTCCGTTTTCTGGATTTCTGCGTATAACATAAGCATATCCTCGGTTGCTTAAACTATCCGGTGCACCTGTTACAGCATATTCTGTATCCCCGGCATCCAAACTTGTTCCGTATCCTATAAGTCCAGTAGTAGTTGGTGCAAGAATACCAGTTTCAACATAAGTGGTTGGACCAGCTTTGTTATATGTAAACACTCCGCCAACTAAACTATTGTATCCTGGAGATCCTACTAATCCGCCTTGCTTGTTAAGGCCTTGTGCAATACTCGATCCAAATACAGTATTAATGTCTTCTGTACCAGGTGTTAGGTCAACACTGGTCGAGAACGGATCTGTTTTTTCGTAAGCAGCCCAGTGCCCAGTTCCGTCATTATCTACCCATGCACGGCTACCTGTAACAAGTTGATTAGAAAAACTCAGCGTTGAGATATCACTGGCTTGGTTGACACGAATGCTTTCTAAATATAAACCTATCCCTGTTCCGGTAATGTTGGTTGTCGAATCAGGCAAGCTCAGATCAACTACTACTGTTTTTATACTCGGAACAACAGCAATTTCGTATGCACCATCGACATCAGCATCAAAATATTTTACAATTAACTTGTCGCCGGCGGATAAACCATGTTGTCCGTTAAACGTAATTGTACAAGTGCCATTTAAATTGTCGCTTACTTGAGCAATTGATGCAGGAACTAAATTAGTTCTATACACATTCCAGTCATATTTGTTACTCTTAGCAACCCAAATATTACTTCCTAGATTAACTTCTTCTAGGTTGTTTACAATTTCAGACAAATCGTTGAAATCAAATACTTTAATATCAACATCATCATAGTTTACATATCCAGCACTTGGAAGTATTCTGTCTGGTTGACCTAATGTGTAAGTAGGTAGTATACTACTACTGTTAATAAAATAACTTTGCTTCCAAATATCACTTATCTGAATAACCTGATCAGCATTGCTGGTTTCACCAGGTGCAACAACTGCTACTGTACTTGGATTAGAGAACAAGTCTTCTTCAAACAGTCTACTTTCAAAGTAAACTCTGCTAGCATTGGCACCATAGGTTGCTCGTTGAATAGCCCAGTTTTCTGTAATTTCGTATTCAGCAACTTCTTTGTTTAAGTTTGCAAGACTAAAAATTTCTGCACTCTGAAGTGTACCTTTTGTGCCTAAGAACTGCTTGTACAAGTTAACCTGAGAAATGTCGTCAAGGTTAAGATTTTGCATATACTGTCTTGGACGGAAACCGATCAAACCAAATCCTAATAGGTCGGCATCTCTTTCAAGGTTAGCACTATTAGTATCGTAATAGTTACGAATCAAATCTGCTTTGGTTGCAATGTTAGGTAATAACCCTTTAGTGATCTTATTATAGTCGCTCTTGATCCACACACTGAAATCAAATGTTTCGCTCGGTGGAATAATTTCAGCAGCACTCCAGTACGAATTTTTGTAAAGTACAATTTCGCCTTTACTGTATGAACGATTAGCTGCCCATTCTTGTACGTTATCCTGATTAAGAATAAACCCTTGTGCATCCAGTGTACCGTTCCAGTCATATGTGGTATACCCGTTAACAAGAAGTCTACTTTGTCTAGCACCTGTTCCTGGATCGTAAATCAAATCATTGAAAATACTGGTATTATCTAACACAATTATGTGTTCGTATGCTGTAAATCTTGCATTTATCAAATTAAATGTGTTATTGTTAAAACTTCTTAGTGTGAGAGTATTCTCGATACGTTCCACAACATAGTCATCTGTTCCCAATGGCTTTTTATTTTGATTTAATAATACGTTGTCTAAACCAGGTGCAAGTAAACTTTCAGCAACTGCATTTGGCTTTGTAATCTTGATCAAATCAGCACCAGGGTTTAGATTAATCATACTACCTACAGCCCAGCTACTTTGTGCCCAATACACAAATTCTTGTGCCATCTGGTTCCAGTTCATTATCAAATTATTTTCGATATTTTCGAAACTCATACCTTGTTCAGATAAGAACTTGCCATAACTAACCAAAAAGTCTACCACACTACTTTCAGTAGTAAACGTGTATCCATACGGAATTCTTACTACACTATCACGGAAGTTTTCAGGAATTCTGTAACTGTCGCTTCCTACTGTAAAATTGCTAAACTTTCCAGTTGGAATGCTTGGGAATATTTCAAAGTAAGGATTAACTGTGCTATAACCATAGATAGTATAACCGTTGTTTGTTTTTTGTACCATAACACTGCTGTATGTTAATTCGCTAAACGCAGGGTTTTTATAAAGTAATAACTGGTAACTTTCATCAGGTAGCAACAAACTACTGTTTAAACTATTTGGGCTAGATTTTTCTGTAAAGATTTTTAAGTAACCTTTGTCACTAAACGAAGCCATTCTGTACGCCAAACGCACATCGATATTTTCCAATCTTTCTTCAAGCAACGTGGTGCTGTCTAATCCAACAATACGATTATAATCTACTATCCAGTTAATGTAACTATTTTTTGCTACACCATTACCGTAGATAGTCAGCTCAGCTGGATCAAGTCTAAAACGATTGTTTAACAGGAACTGCTCAAATGTTGTGTTATAATTGTATGCATCTCTATCAGCAAACAAACTAAAATACTTGGCCGGTTGAGTAAGTGCCATTAGTCTTTGTAGTGCAAAAACATAACTGCTACTTCTTCTCCAAGCAGTTTCAACTGGGCCGCCGTCGCCAAACACCCAACTCTTGCGGAAACTGTTACTGTTATATTCGCCAACAATAACGTCAAATGGGCTGCGTAGATTTCCTTCACTGTCTGATGGGATAATATCTAACAATTGAGGTCTAGCAAATTCACTTACAATTCTAGTGTTGTCTGGATCAGCAATACGCCCGTCTCTCAGATCTTCCCATAGAACCAAGTTACCACTGGTGTACGGAGCAGGACCGTACTGATCTTCCCACCAGTCTGGGCGTTCAGTTAACCCAATCATTTCCCATGGGCGAGTATGTGGTGTATCTGTATCGTACAACTGTTCGTAGATAGCTCGCCAGTTTCCTAAAAGAAGAGAACCGTCTAATTTATTACTGCTTCTGCTGTAGTTCCATGTAAACTGATTGTTTGCATCATATGTTTGCGCTTGGTAGGGCAATTTGTTAGTTCCAACCCATGTTAAGAAACTTTCAGCAAGTATTTCGTTTATTTCTGCTAATGTATAATCTGTAGTTCTAAATTGTCCAGGAACTACATCTTGCAGATTAATCGGAGGATTATACTGGTCATCAACTTTCAAGTTGTTGTAAACACGTTTTTCAAATTCTAAAAGTACGTCGTCTCGGATATCACCAAATGCAATTGTAAGACTACCGTCATGACCTAGAATAACCTGAGTTGGTGTTAGGTATGTATTGTCAACGTAAGTCTGAGGTCTAAATGCTTTAAACAATCCTAAACTAGTAGGACTTGCTGGAACATAACTTCCGTATGTTGCAGTGTATTCTCTTATCTTCAGCACATCGCCAACGTTTAATGTAACAGTGTCGGTGTTAATCGTAATACGAGGACCATCAGTTGCAACAGTGTATTCGTGTCCGTCTGCTAGCAATATTTCGTCGTTTAGATAAACTAGTATACCGTTGTAGTTGGCACTATTAAAATTGTAACTGTATAAAGTATCAAACGTCGTTGTACTAATAGGTGTAACAGTATAAACAGTTTCTTCGTATGTTTCGCCACTTGGCAACATATCGGTCCAATAGAATGGACTGTTTTCGTTTTTGCCAAGATTGATATTTTTCAGTGTTTGATCTAAGATTTCGTTTGTTGTATAACCGTCCCAGTCATTTTTAGCAATATAATCTAAGATTAAATTTTTAAATTTTTCGTATTCAGCACTTGCAAAATCTATTGCATTAAAATAATCAAATCTACTGTCATTCAGGAAAGTTCCCAACAGTGTCATTGGCGAACTTTGTTGTAATATAGTTCTACCATATGGAACAACGTTGCCGAGGTCTCTGATATTATTAGCACCATTGATGTATCCGCTGAAGTTTTCTACATTTTGACAAATTGTGTTATAATGATTACGAATTGTACCTAGTGTTAGTTCTGCTGTAGTTTTATTAATTGGATTGTTTTCTAGGTTACTAGGAACAGTGTAATAAGCAACTTGGCTTGCTGTGTCACTGATAACTGTTACTTCAATTAGTGCACCTGTTTCGGGTGCATTTACAAATGAAATTTGAGTAACCCCTTCACTGTTTGTTGTGTAGGTATAGTTGCTAGGCAACAAAAATACGCCATCAACAAACATTTTAACTGGAATGTCGTTGCTATTGGTAATAACTTCAACGTCAAGAATTAAGTCATCTCCGGTATATTCAAAACTAAAGCTCTGTCTTGAAACTGTTTGATTACTACTGGTTTGCCATCCTATCAGTTCAGCATAATTGGTTCTATTAGAATATTGTCTAACATATCCCGTTTCAATATTTTGAGTAACACTAGCAGTGTTTTGTACCCAAGTAAAAGTATCTGTATAAATGTTGTTTTCAAATACAATATCGCCTACGTTAGCAATAGTTAAATATTTTAAAGGTTGTCCAATAACACTATCTTCAACGCCAGTGCCTACTGCATAGCTGAATAACTTGCTACCAACAAAATCTGTACCTGGGTACGATTCAGTATCGCCAAAGCTATTACCGTTGATATCAAGTATGTCGAACAACGGTGCTTGATTAATAGAAGTTTTTTCTTGTGCTAACAACCAATTGGTACCGTTGTAGTAATAGGTTTTTCCTTGGCTAGTAACACCACTGGTTACTACCACAGTTTCGTTTAGACTTGCACCAGGGCTGTTAATATCTGCCGGTTGTAAATCGATAACAGTATCTGAACTGTCGTTGAACTCAACAAAATTTACAACATATACTTTATTTCGAACTGTTGCATCAGTGTCATTGGCAAAGATAACTCTAGTGCCTTCTGCAAAACTATACCCATCAACGCTATAACCAATGGTACCATTGATATTCGATAGAGCATCTGTTTCTCTAAAATCAATGATATCAATCGGTGCAATTGCTTGAGTTCCAGAATTATAAAGTTTAATTCCGGCCTTGAATTCAAGTATAGGACGGTTTGCACGTTGTTCGTTATCAATTACTGCGACAGTATTATTATAAGCCGCTGTAGCGTTAATAACATCAATGTGGAACCATCTGTTACTGCGAGACCAAGCATTTAAATCTGCACTAGCTCGGTTGATTGTTAGATAATCTTTCTGAGTAGGTGCGTTTAATGTATCATCAAACCCGCCAATATCATAACCAACACTATCATAAGGAACAGTTGAGCTTTGCGTATACCCTTCTGGTGTGATTAATTCTTCAACTGCGACCAGTTTAATCTGTGTTCCGACTCCTTCTACATAATATTCGTTACCACTGTAACTAGAAGGATTTGTTTCGCCTTCGAATTGAACTTTTAATCCATTAGTGAACACCACTCCATTTGGACTAGTGTATGTGCTAGAACTTAAAATTTCATCAATATCAAGAATTTGATCGCCACTTTGATCTACTAACTTGATCACTCCAAAGAAGTTTGGATTATTTGCATCTTGGTAATATAATAAGTCCAAGTTTGCTGTGATAAGAGGAACCTTTTCATAATAACCTTCGCTGGTTTTCCAAAACTGTGTTCCAGCATATTGCGTTCCGTAGTTAACAAAAAGTTTACTAAGATTAGCCACAGATCTATTACTTACAAGACGTATAAATGGATTATCAGAATCATCATACACATACTGTATTTGCCATACACTGTACTTTTGACTATCAAGTGTTAGAATTGTAGTTTGATCAAATGTTGTTTCATCGTACCCAGCAGTTTCACTATCAAACTGCGTAGTAGACAACCAGCCGCCATCTTCTCCAGGGATAGTGTTTGTAAAAATAATTGTACGTCCTTCGAGGTCATTAATGCCGTCAATGCCGCCATGTGTTGATAAAAATTCGTTAACATAGATATTGTTAATCTGATTAAATTGTAAATTGGTTACAAGATCTACTTTACCAGCATCGGTTAACTCAAAGAAAAAGTTTTGTGCGCTTTTATCTGGAACATTAAAAGTAATTGTTCCGTTGTCATCGCCGTTATTAATAACACCCAACACTTCACGTGAACTTTGACTGTTTTGCGATAATGTGCCATCTGCACCCGGTACACTTTGTATCCAAAATGGATTACCAGTTTGGTTTAATTCAAATGTATAACTACCTTCTCGTACAAGAGTAATTGTAGGTAGTGTACCGACTTGATCACTAAACGTATAACCTTCTGCGCCTCGAGTAACTGTAAAATCATCAGTAAGGGGAATATCCGTGCTACTAACATCCACGCTATCCGGTCCAGCAGGTAACCAATAATATTGACCAAAGTTTACAAACTTATCAAAATCAACAAATGGATCCCAACTATAAAATTCGCTACTGAATAGTCTATCATGTTTTTCTACATTAGCACCTTTAAGGCGGAGTCTGTCAATATATCCAGGATATGTTAATACATCTGTAATGTTATTGGTATTGTTTTCTAGAAAAACAAGTCCAGGCTCAAGTTGATAGTTGCTACGCTCATCACTGGGTTCAATAACATAGTTGTCGTTAGGATTGACGCCTGGACCTACACGTCGACCAATGTAACCTTGCGTGGCCTTAAGTTTTGGTTCTTGTACTAATTGGTCTAGCGTACTACCTAAAAACTGCTTGTTGGTTTCAGTTCTGAAAATTTCAGGTAGAAAATCAATGGTTCTTATTCTGTTAGCCAATTATTGTACTCCACTGTTGGTTGCTGTTCTTAATGCACTGCTTGTAAGTGCATCAACTACTTCGATGTCATTTACATTTGCAGCGTTTACAAAAATCTCATCTGGTTCGCTTCGTACTTCATACAAATCGCCAAAACTCTTGAGAGGGTCGTTTGGTACTAGCACCACGCTACTAATAATGTCGCCTAGTTGATCATGTAAATAAGCACTAAGCTCACTAAAGTAAAAAGTATCGCCAAAGTCCCAAACATCAATAGTAAAATATTCGTTCATCGCAGCAATAGTTCTGCTCTTAATTTCACTAACACTTGCTGTGCTACTGCTATTTTTAATTACTTTAATAGTTGCTCTTAGGTCAGGATCTGCTTTGCTACCGAATAGTGGCTTGAATCTTACACTATTCAAAATAACATTGTCGCTGATCATTTTGTATTGGTTAATGCTTTCATAATCACTGCTCAATTCGTCGATAGTAGGACGACTTGGTTCTGCAACAGATCCAGTGCTATCTTTAATATAGTTCTGATATGCGGTATAATATGCATTTGTAACCAAATAAATGTCAATGATGTTACTAGTACCCGGATCAATTCTTCTGCTTAACGGACTGTTGTGTCTATATTGGAAGTATAGATCTTGTCTTCCGGTAAACACTGCATAATCAGTGACAGAAGATATTGTTCTTACCCCAGTGGCTGAAACTGCTAGTTGATAGAATGCATTATCGCTGGTTGCATAAAATACTTGTCCAGCCGGGTACTCGCTTTTTGCAAGTTCAATTGCATTCAGTGTAGCTAAATTAGAGACCACTGTTCCACTTGTCAATGGAATATATCTTTCTAGATTGTCAAAATCAGTCTGACGTTGTAGGAATACCAATTTATTATTTGGATTTGTGTCCGGTGACACTATGTTTTCAAAATAATCCGGGTCGTCAGGTATACCATCATTGTCAAGATCACCATAGCTAATTCTTACACGGAAGTCATCAACAAACCCATCGCTTTCTGCAGGTTGTCCAATAATATCCAATTGATTATCTGTGTTCATCGGGCTACTACTATCGGGCTGACTATTGGTTTTTAATACATTAATAAAGTCATTGATTACTGTTCCTGTTTTAGGATCATAAACCTGCTGACTACCATCGTAAAAGAAACGGGTTTGTAATATGCTACCAAAGAATCGTTGTAGGCTTCTGCTGGTAACAGTGTATGTTTGGCCGTCGGTTTCGAACTTAACTAACCAACTGTTGTCCAATCCTGCACCACTGGCATCTTGAGCAAATGCAAAACTAAATGTTGTTGCTGGGTTAAGATTAGAATTTGAAATCAAGTACCAAGTTCTTGTGTCATTATCAAAGCCTAACCCAAAGTCTCTGTATAGTTCTACTTGCTCAGTGATGCTTTGTTCAAATGTACTAGGCAAATCTGTAACAAAAACTGGTATAACTTGCGTAGGCACAGCACCAGTTGGGATATAGTTGTTAATTGTAACCGGACCGCTTCCGTCAGTGAAATTACCGTTACCAAAGTTTGTACCGTCGAGGTACGAGTCAACAACAGTTGCCCATAAAACAGTTTTTTCTTCTGGTAGTGTAGCTGTGCCCAGTTGTAATCTATTGTTTCTGTCAAAATAGTAACCAGTTGGCGGAACAAACTTAACTAGTGCATTTTCAATAATGTATTGCTTGTTATCGCTAGTGGTTGCACCGATCGGTGCCGGTTCTTGACTGCCTACAAATCTAAAGTAACCTGTAGTTTCGTTGTTTAAACTGGTACTTTGCACCCAATCAAGATTAAGTGCTGTAAGACTTGGCCTTGTAAAGTTGTTAAAATAAAACTCCTGCATTCCTCTTTCAGAAATAGCAGGCTCAAGTTGATTTCGAACAACATTATCAATATCATTAGTATCAACAAATGTAAAAGTAAAACTTGGAGTTAGATTTTGTTCATAAATTAAACCATCGCTAGAAAAAATATTTGTGCTAGAATATTTTCCAGTGATATCAAGGAAATCCAAGTAACGACTTGTTCCAATACTGCTACGATTTACAGCTTTTGACTTAATAACTGTGCCGAACAATGTGTAAGGAAGATTATTATAGTCTTCGCCATTCACCATACGGTTTTGCGTATAGTATCTTGCCGGAGCACGGCCTTTAATGTCAGCAATGTTTTCTCTGTTATTGGCATTACTAACTGGCTGACTCAACTGACAAGTAAATGTAACAGTTTCGTTGCGTCCTGTTCTACTCACATAGGTAAAACTCAAGCTGATGTTTTGCATGTCCTGTGGATTAATAATATAACGCAATCCATTACTGGCACGAACATAACTGCGGAAGTTGCCCACAGGGATTTCGCTGAATACACCATCGCCAAAGTTTAAATTAATTTGATCGTTTGCTCTACTGCTTACACTGAATAGTTGTCTTTCGTTAGGACCAAGTTGATTAGTGGCACCAGCATAGATGTTGTCTACTTTGGTCCATTCCTGGCTTACATTATTATTTTCATCTAACTTGTACAACCAAACATCTTCGTTGTTTACGCCTTCGATGTTAACATTCACAACACGGTTGCTGATACGCTCTGCAAGTGTAAAGTTCTGAGCTTGCAAACTTCCTTGTTTGAAGAAGAAGAAAAATCCTGTGTTAGGGCTAGCATAACCTTGACGGTCATTTCTGTACAACATGTTAAACACGCCATTTGGCTGTGGTGCCGGTTCGTAAACAAATTCGGCATCTTCGGTGGTAGCACTTACTGCTTCAAACACCATGTTGGTGTTGTTTACTGTGCTGTTAAAAGGTACAACAGGAAGAATGCCTTGAATTAAGTTTAATGTGTATTCGTCGGTTTGTGTGCCAAGAATATTTTTTGTTGATCCAGGGCGTCCGAATCTTTGGCTATCTACCATTGCAGCATTTACAATGGTTGTAAACTGTTCTAACCAATTTGTGTTTACTGTGTCATTCCAGTTTATCACAACATTGCTTAGGTTAATACCGTTGTAGTCTACAACATTTTCAGTTGTGCTAACACTGGTTACTTTTAAGAAACCCTTTGCTTCCTGATTACGCTTCGGAGTGTATCCAACAAGCTCGGCAAGACGTACAACACTGTCTCTTCTTTCAGCAGTGTCAAGGAAGTTTTCTCTGGTGTTTAAATCGTTACGGAAGCTGAGTGCTTGGCCCATAAACGCCATAACATCTAGCAGTGCAACAAATTCACTGCTTTCGATATAGTCGTTATAACTTTCTGGATAGTAAAGACGAATATAGTCTACAAAACTCTTTCTTAGAGTTTCAAAATCGTAGCTCTGAAAGTCTGCTTCTCTATATGTTTGATAGATGCGTTTCCAGTCTTCTACACCAAAAATAGCGGTTTGTCTTGTTGTCTTTGCCATAATTACCTTCCGATAGAGTATTTATGGCAGAAATTAACTGCGCAGTTTATACATAGGTAGCGAATTGTGCTTCTTGATCAAATAATACAATAAGATCTTGTACACCAGTGCCATTAACAGTTTCTACTTGTAGTTCAACAAGTACACCGTTTTCTTTGCTGTACACTGCGAGACTGCTTGCTTGTATTCTAGGATCTTTGCCTACTACTCGCTGTATTTCTGTTTCGATAGCACGAATTGTTTCTGGGCTTTGTGGCTCAAAGATATAATCCCAAACATTAGTACCGTTGAGAGGACGCATAGGTGATTCGCCTTGACGAATGTTCAATGCATTTAATAAGTCTCTTTTGATCAAATCAAAATCAGTAAGAGTGTAATTCTTATACTGGTTGATTGAATTGTATCCTATAAATGTTGCCATAACGTATTTATAAACTTTCTAATTGTGCTTGTAGTGCATCACGACGTGAGTCTAATTGCTTGAATTCTGTGCTACGCAAAAAGTCATTAAATGATGCATCGGGATTCGCTGCCTGATATGCTCGTCGAGCCGCTGGTATTTCTACATTGGTTATATTATCAATTTGACTCTTAAGTTGTACATATCTAGGACTGGTTCTATCTGGGACTTGTGCAGTTCTTGTATAACTTGGGGGAGCAACTTTCTTTTCAGTAATCACAGTAGTTGCCGAACTATCAACTTGTGTTCTAGACACTGTGTTTGTACTTCCTACACTAGGCGCAGAGTATCCTTTGGTTTCTTCACTGAGTTTTTGATTTGCTAGTTCAACACTGTATTGGGCACTTCTACTTGCTTTTGCAATTGTTGTGGTTGTTGTTTCGTCAGGTGCAGTACTTTCAATCCACTGTTTAACACTGGTAGTACCAAATTGGCTTGCAGGTTCAACCAAGGCAGCAATTTTATCTGGTGCTTCACTACCGGTGAGTAATCCTTCGGCTCTCAATTCATTAAATGAATTGGTATAAAGATCTGTTTTGATAAAGTCCTGTAAACTTTCGTCGCCTAGTACACCTGTTAAATTACTAACACCATTTTTACCCGACCATACTGTGCCACTTTGTAAAACAGTATCTAGAGTAGCACGACCGTCCTCTAAGAAAAATTCAGTTACACCAGACTTTAAGTAGCCAGCATTTTCGAGTTGAGTGGCACTGAATCCATACTTTCCAACTCCTAAATCGTTGCTTATAGTATTAAAACTTTGTGCGACGTTTAGATTAGCTTGTGCTAGCATGCCTGTTACTTGTTCTGGTTGTAGATTACCGATGCTTACATCAACCGGTGGTTGTGTTTCGTAATCTTCTGCTGTAACTGGTGCAAATTCTACATCTTGTATTTCGTTTAACTTGTTTTCAATTTCCGGAGACACAGGAATCTCAGCACCGGCAGTGTACGAAGTGGTTTTGCTTACACCTGTGTTATGCAATGGCCATGGTTCGTGTGTGGGTGCTCGCGAAACAACTGTTTCAATTTTACTATTTTCTACAATCCATCCAACATTTTGTTCGAATGTGGTATCTGGTAATTTTTGTTTAGGGATAGGAGTTGTTTTAGGAACACTAGGTGCTTTTCCGCCGTTAAGATCAATGCAGCCAGCACTTAATGTCATGCTAGTACCGCCTTCCCAGCCACTGGTCTTGCTTTGCAAACTAAGTGTTCCGTCGCTCTTTACACCTACATATTTTTCGCTGTACATGGTAATATTATCATTGCCTGTAACGCTTAACTGTTTTGCTTCGATGTTAAACGTACTAGCACTGTTCATATTAACACTTTGTCCATTAACATTTACACTCCTGTCAGCATGTAAGTTGATATCACCACTGCGAATATTAACACTATTTGCGGCATAGATATCAACTGTGCCTTCTGCGCCAAGCTCAAACCAACTTTGTCCATTAGCATGACTAATATAGAGAGTATCGCCGCTGTCGCTGAGTATTATTTGATGTCCTTTGGATGTTCGAATTCTTATTAGTTGATCATCGCCATTGATGTCACCGTCATCCATCACAAAACTGTGTCCGCCTTCTCGGCCAACAACCTTCATGCTTTCAACAGGCACACTACCTGGACTGTTAGCATCTTGGGCTAACCTTGTTTGTAAGTTTTGGCTGTTGTACCCGCCTTGGTATATCGGTCTACCCGGTGTGCTAAAACCAAAAACTGTGCTCGGACTTTCTCTATAACTGTTTGAGCCGATGGTGCCTCGCACAGAGTCGTTTAATAAGCCTTGCTGTAAAAAAACATAAGCCTGTACCTGATGCACAGGTTTTGCACTGTCAAAGAAACGCTGTGCTTCCGTTAGCCCTCGGTTGTTGTCATTGAATTCAACTGCCGGAAGTCTACTGCTGTTAGCAAAATAAGGATTTTGTAGTTCCTGCCCGATGATCTGACTGGTAGCACCAATAGCAGGAACCATGTGGTGTGCATCTTCGTTTACAATACTACCAAGATAATAGCCAATGTTAGGATCGCCATTGGCAAATACAAACAGTATCTTTGTTCCTACGTCAGGCGGAGTAAACCACATGCCATAACTGTGTCGATTTTGTGCAAAGGCACCATCGGTGCTTTCTGGTGCACTGGGTTCTGTAGTTCCGTAAAATGGCGAAACATAACTTACAGGTGTCCATCCTTTAGGGTCATTTTCATCAGGTCCGCTGAGAAATTGATTGTAAACCATTAGCTTGCCGGTGCGAGTGGTATCAGTATTGTTTTTAACAATACCCACAAACGGTCCGGTTTCCGTAGGTACTCCTCCGGCATCAAGTTTATACCGTCTACTACGTCCTACACTGCGATCATAATTCTCTGCCATGGTTTAGTTTCTCGCTCTTGCGCTTCTTCCGCCTACAATTCTTGTTGTTTCTGTTCCGGCATCATCGTCTACACTTTGATTTGCACTTGCTTGTACTGCAAGACGTTGAGCCTGTGCTTTTGCTCTATTGTCGGTTCCAGCAGCACTTTCGCTTGCTTGACTTGTTCTAGTAGTTACACTTGTTTTAGGTGATCCTAAATTTAAATTATTTCTTTGAGTCTGCGCCTTTGCTCTATTGCTGGTACCTCCAGCGTTGGTTCTAACACCCCCAACAATTGCACCAGTTGGCTCAGTGTCATCTTGCTCTACTTTAGCCAAACTTTGTTCCACAGTGTTACCGTTGCTTAACACAGTTTCTGCTTGTGGATTAATAGGAGCATTTTTAGCACTATTAAAGTCTCTGTAAATACCCTGTAATCTTTGAGTAAACTGTCCGTCTTTGAACATACTGGTTACAGTGGTTGCGGCCCACACCAAACTTTCTTGTGCTACATTTGCTTCTTCAAGTTTACTGTTTGCTCCTTGGTAGGAAATTTCTCTGTTGTTTTCGTAAACGTTGCTCAACCCTGTAGCAAGATCATAATCCTGTACTGGGTTAAATCTTAGTTCAAAAAGCACTTCACTGCTATCGTAGTTTACACTACCGTCTGGAGCAAAAGGACTTAATCCTAAACTTTTATTATACACTACTTCGCTTTGTTGTATCCAGTCTGGATCGCCAACAATTAGTATTTCTCCATTGGCTACATCAACTGGACTGTAGAGTCTATCGCTGAGGTTTGCCGCTGGTACTGTGCTACCTCTTTCTCCGTTTTGTAAAGTTTGTCCAGGCGCACTGCTATAACTTTGTTGCACCGGAAACTTGCCTTGATCTCTGGTATCCACTCTACCGTCATTGCCTATTACCATATAGTAATTGCTGTTAACATCAATTTCAAAATCCAGTACTTCGGTATTTTGTCCTGTGAACCAATAGTTGTAGAGCTTGTGTACTCCTCGATATTCAGCAGGAGGGAAGTACGGACTTCGAGGAGTGTTTATTTGGTATTTGCTAACAATATAGGTTATCTTGTTTGCCAATGCTTTACGTTTTTTATCATATCCTAACGGAGTAACTTGTGTTTTGATTCTATACCATTGCACAGTAGGCACACTTCTCGGTTGCCCATTTGGATCAGTGGAACTTACGGGTTTACCAGTTTTTTCGTCGATATAAATGTCTTGTTGACTGGTTATATAACTGCTGGTTCTCAATACCAAATCCAATAGTTGAGCTATTTGTGTGCCAGCAAGAACATTATATGTTTGACTTTCTTTATCATAATTTATCTTGCTTGTCAAATACTTTTGTGCAGCCTGTTGCGCTGTTTTATTAACTGCTCTGCCTTTGTTTACACTTCCTGGTTTAATTATTTTGGCATTTTTAATGTCCGAGTCCTGGAATATAACTTCATACTGATCTGGAATATCGTAACTAGTACCAGCCAATCTTAACTGTTGTTCATTTAATGCCTGAATCAGTCCTTGTACCACTGTTTGTGTGCTACCAGATTGTATTTGCGTTTGTTCGCCAGATTCTTCATTGGCTTGTGTTTCTGCTAACACAGTGTTACCGTTGAATAACTGATCCACGGTAGCAGCGTTGAGTTGAACGTTGAAAGGAATTTCGCCTCGCTGAGTACTAAACGCAACGTTTGTACCTTGGCAAACACCCTTGATTTGGTATTCGGTTGCTTTAGTTGAAATTTTATATGTAAAATTGCTGATCATAAAAGGTATGAATTTTTCAATTATTGCATCGCTGTCAGTTGTGTTTTCTAAACCAAGATCAGCGGCTGTTACAGCATTACCAGCGGCATCATATCCGTAAAAACGTATTACCATTAGATAACCTTGTGCAAATGCACTGGTTTTTTCTTCTTGTTCTCCAATGTGTGCTATAACAGCATTGTTCAATCTGTTAAGAAATGTAATGCCTTGTGGTTCAACAACTGTGAATTCTAAACTCACAGCATTATGCGGACTACCAGTTGCCTGGGTTCCTACAATGCTTTCCAGTGTAAAATCTTCTATGTAAAAATCAACGTTAAACCACTCGTTACGCTCTGCTTTGTTTGCACCAGCACTTTGCATTAATAATTGATTGGTAGGTAATATTTTTTTCTCACTTGCAACAAGAGCACCAAATTCGTCTGGACTCATTAGGTACAAACTCAATCCATAGGTCATACTGCTAAGTCCACTTAGCAAGTTTGGTTTTGACACAATTGGCTCTAAAAATTCTTTAGCAACCGCAGGACGTCCGTCGTTGCCTACTGTGGTAGCGGTACTAGTTCGACTTTCTGTGTATGCATCTTCGTTAGCAGCAGTTGCCGCTACGTTACCTGTGTTGTTGGCTCGTTGTGTTTGCTCTGCTTTAACCGTAGGCTTGTCACCACCTACTTTACTGGTTGCGCCGCCCTGTGCTTGATTACCAATGGTAGCATCTTCTATATTACTAGCATCATCATTTTCAATGTTGGGTTTTCTTGCGTTAGTATTAGTATTGGTGTTTGTTGGTTGAGGGACTACATTATCGTCCTCATCCATGGTTAATCTACCTTGCGGTGGCGATTGCACATTAGCATCTTCTTCACGGGCATCTTGTTCGTTTTCTACAATGTCGCCGGCGCTGTTTTTGGGTTGTGTTTCTAGTAAATCACGCTCTTTGTCATTTTTAGCAGCCTGTCTTAAAAGATCAGATGTAGAATCTAATAGATCGTTATATCTGTCTCTCAAGGCCCCAGTTGCATAGTAAAGAGCTTCAACTTGATTTTGAGATGCATCATTGATATCAGGAATGACCAGATCTTGTAAGGTTTGCACAAAGGATAAATTTACTTCAGTACGTCGTTGTAAATCTAACACATTGGCAGCAATTGCTCCAACGCCTGCTCCGTTATCAACAGAATTTTGCAGGATATCAAATCCACGTTGAAGCTCATCAAATCTAGTTAAAAGGTCATTATACTCTTGTTGTGCTGAAGCATAATCACGCATAACTTAGAACCCCAACACAGATTTCAGTGTGCTTTTCTTTGGAAGATAGATATCAGTACCAGTTACAAAATCCAGCAGTGGATCTGCTAAACTGTTTGGATTGCGTTGTGCAAACACCCACCATAGGTTTGGTGTACCATACAAGTCATATGCCAACAAGTCTGGGCGTAGATTGTATGTTTCGTTGATGGTAAATCGTATGTCGTCGGCGTATTTTGGTATGCTTCTGTTTACCATTGGTCCAAGGTATTCGCCATTCACTGGTGTTAAGAAATACGGTGATGTTGATTGATAAGCCATTACCAAAATCCTCCTTTGATTAAACTACCATTTGCATACTGCTTAAGACTAAATCCTTCGCTGACCTGTAGTCTGTTTTGTACAGGCAATAATGTGATGGTCATTTCTAACTTGGTAGGAACGTATGTAGCATTTTCTCTGCTGAGGTTCGCAGTTTGGGTGCTTAATTTAGAAGTTGGATTTTCAGCTCCGATAGTTAGTCCTGGTGTGGTTAAAATTCTGTTGATGCTAGCACTCCAGGTGTTTAATGCACTTCCATTGTTTTTGTTTCTTAAATCAGTTTGCAGTGTTTGCCCGGCTCGAATTTGACTCACATCGGCTCTGATATAGTCCACGTCATTAGGAAGTACATAGTTGAACTGCGAAATAACACAAGGTGCTTCGTTGAACTGAAAATCGCCTAATCCTGTTAAGAACAGCAACGGAGGAGGGCTTCCTCTTTCTGGGTCTTGTCCGTAAAACATCTTACTGGCACTCTTTAAAAAGTGTATTACTGCTAACAAATAGTTGGCTTCTGCTGTGTCTTGTGCAGTAAAGGTTGCAGTCATCACAACTTCTCCTACTTTTGAACCTTTGTAGAAGTAATGCTGATAGTTGCTGTGTGTTGGATGATACTGATTGTAGTCAGCAGCATATAATATTTGTATGCTCGGCGTGTAAGGAAACACAATACCGTCGGTGGCCAACAAAGGTTTTAATATAGTATCAGCTTCTCCTGATCTATAAAAGTAGTTTGCACCGCTAGCTAGTCTTAATTTAACACGCCAGTCGCCAGTGCCTTCGGGTTCACGTTGTTGTTGAGCGGCGCTCTGTTGTCTAAGACGATCAAGTGCGGCATTGTTGATCTGTGCTTGCTGTTCTTCTACGGTAATAATGTCTTCGTTAGCCGCAGTGTTTTCCACTGTTCTAGGAACTTGTTGTTGGTCTTGAGCTTGTTGATCGTTGACTGGAGTAGCAACTCTTTTTGTATTGCCATCAGGATTCTGCAGATCTCTTTCTTCTTGTGAAAGTTCGTCAATATCGTTCACAATAGGATCTGTTGCCAACACAGGCTCTGGATTTAAATTCTCTCTAATAGGAACAATGGTTTCTTCTGTGACATTAACATCAGCACCGCCGGCAAATGAAGCATTAGGATCTTCAACAGGCTCAGGTGAAGCGTTTTCTGCACGAGCTTCTGCAATCAGTTGATCTCGTTGGTTTCGTAAGGCATCAATTTGTGGCTGGACTTGCAATCTTTCTTGTGTGGGCAATGCTTCGAGACTATTAAGAGCATTTTCTGTTGCATCCAATTGAGAAATAGTTGCTTGTCTGGCTGCCGGGCTTGCTGCATAACTTGGTGTTATCTGTGCTTTAGGATTCGGATCTGATCCTCTACCTTCTACATACCCGGTTTGTGCTGATGTAGCAGGTGCATCAGTTACTTTTTGAATAACAAAACCGTCGTCTGTGGTTTCTACCACT